ACCAGACAGACCCGGCAGGCTACGGGAATGCTGCCGATATTATCGACGATAATGGTAAAATTATCGGTCGAGTTGCTCACCTGGATCAGTATGCTGTACCAAATGGTACGAAGGTACAGCCGGGTACTGTTATTGGCATGACGGGTGGTTCCAAGGGCGCACCTGGGGCAGGTAACAGCACAGGCCCCCATGCACACATTGAGGGTACGGGTTTCCAGGTAGGCTCTACAAAAAATGCACCCCCAGCATCAACCGGGTTTGCACCTGGATCAAAAGAGGATCTGGAAATCAGGGCCGCTGCAGCCAAAAAACTGGCTGAGAGTACGATTGAGTCCCAAACAACTCTAGATACAGAGGCTCAGAAAAAAGAAGAGGAGAACGCACAAAAACGTCTAGATGCTTTGACGTCAAGTGCCCAGGGACACTTAGACACGGAAAACAATCTAAACACTTTTGAAAACCTAATTAAGGAAACCCCTACAGCTATCGGATTTGATGCAATGCCGGGACTGAAGGGGACCATACTGGATGTTGCTGAGAATCAAAAAATATTACCATTCGGCAAAGAGACGGTCATTAAAAACATGATAGGCGACCAGGCCTACGAAAACAGAAAACGGTTACTGTCTTTAGCCGCAGATCTTGCACTCAAGTACCGCAAGGATGTATACAAGGGTACCGGTGCAGTGTCTGATGCTGAGAGTAAATATGCTGAGAAAGCGAAGGGTCTCGGGGATGAAAACTCACCGAAAGTAAACATCGAGTATGCTCGATTGATGTCCTCCAGGAGTACGCTTGACAAACAACTGTACGACGGGTGGGATCAGTATCAAAAAGATTTAAAGGCGCAGGGCAAAGTCGCAAAGTATCGAGATTTTGAAAAATCTCAATTTGCGAAGGATGCCTACAAAGCACACGACGATCGTCTAAAATCTTTGCACCCTGAGTGGTACAAAGAAGAATCCAAGGGCGGTCAAAGAAAAACCAAGAGCGGCGTAACTTACGAGATCCACTAATGGCAAAGTTAACGATCAATGGCAGAGATGTAACGGTAGACGACAGCTTTCACAATCTGCCCGAGGAGGAGCAACACAAAACGATCGACGAGATCGCCGCCAGCATGTCGCCCGGTGCAGGTATGCCGTCGACTCAAGAGATCCAGAACTCTATACAGCTGCCTGCGGGATTGATGGGTGCCGCTGGTGCCGGTGTTGGTGTTGTTGGTGCCGGGATTGGTAAGGGTCGCCAGTTAGTAAATGCAATACAGAACATTGGCCAGCCTCCGTCCAATACTCCAAACGTGCCCGCTCCAGCCTCGCCAAGCGAAGTTGCAAGACGAGCGGCTGAACGTCTTGCACCAAATTCTCCATACATAAATGCAAGCTCTCCGTATGAGTTGCCCGGAGCCTCTAACGTAAAAAATTGGGCTGGTGGCAAAGGCACTGCCGCAAATATGACTGGACAGGATTTGAGAGGTTTCCTGGGCGGTGGCACCATGGCCGAGGAGGCACTCCTGCAGCGTCACGCCGACGAAATGGAGCGCATGAATTACCCTCAAAAAGTTGTACCGGGTTCACATTATTACGATGCTCAGGGCAACCCCAAGATGTTAATGATGGCCCCCGATGAGGTCGATCGGATAAAGGCTGAGAGGCAAGCCAAACACGAGGCTTGGCAGACTCAAAATGAAGCAAGTCATCAAAACTGGGTTCGCCAAAATGTTGACCCAGAGACTAACAGACTCGCCAGGGCCCGTGCGCAGCGTTTGATGACTGTTAAAAATGAAGGTATTAACGATCCTTTTTTTCGCAGCGCAGCAAAAATAGGAAAATCTTTACCTTTTGCATTGGGCACTGGAGCATACAACGCCACAGACTTAGCTAACCAACTAGAGTCCGGTAACACAACTCAGGCAGCAATCAGTGGTGCCGGATTGGCAGCCTCCGCTGTTCCAAAAATGAATTTTCTGCCACGTAAATTAAAGGCTGCCGCACCATTTATCGCTGTCGGTGCGCCATTAGTCAATCGCAATATAGATCTTTTTCAGGGCCGTGCAGATGGTGGCCACATAGACGGCTACGCCGCAGGCGGTGGTCTATACGAAAACATTCACGCTAAACAAGAGCGTATCGCTCACGGGTCTGGTGAGCACATGCGCAGGCCGGGCTCGCCGGGTGCGCCGACTGCGCACGCATTTGAGGAGTCAGCCAAGACGGCACACGTAGACGGCTACGCAGGCGGCAGGAAAGTCGTCGAGCAAATGATTGGACGTGAGTCACCCGGTCTGGTATCGTTTGCCAAAAAGTTCGGGTACGATCCTAATAAGATCGGTTTAAATTATCCTGACATCGCTAAACCAGTCTTGACAGTCGACCCAAAAACCGGGAAAGAATTTTTTCAGAAACAATTAAGCCCAGAGGCCCTGGCTGTACAAAAGGCTAGGAAGGCCGCCCAGTCAGAAATTAACGCAGGCAACTACACTCCGCACTTTAATATCGCAGATCGCTTTTATGCGGACCCGTCTCGTTATAAATTGACGGGGGATACAATTACTGACGTTGTACCAAAAAAAGCTGAAACGGTTGAAAAGTATGAGGCTCTCGCTAATGCCCCAGAGAGTTTGGCCAGATTGCGTGGCGCATTTGAGAAGGCAAAAGATCGCCCACTCGCAAAAGACTGGTACGCCATGGGTCAGCTTGAGAAGGCATTCATCGATGAGCTTGGTCCTGAGGAGGGTGCAAGACAATTTAAGAATCGATTCGCAGATGCAATGGCGGCGACAACAGGCGGGGCGGATCCAAACTCTAACCTGATGATGGCGGCGTATACAAACTTCCAAAAGCAGGCAGGCAAGCCGATACCTACAACTGCATCAGAGTTGCCGTTCCCTATCGGTGGAAGGTTTGTCAGTGGCAACATGGAGCAGGCTAACAAGGTGGCCGAGCAGGGTGGTATATCACACGTATCAAACCCAAAACGATACAACTTCTCTGCAAACTTTTTAGGCAACCGTGACCGTTCTACTCTTGATGAGCAGATGAGTCAGTTGTGGGATCCAAAGATGATGGCTCCCCCAGGCAACGCATACGGCATATACGAGAAAGCCTTAGCCAATCTGGCAAAAGAGTACAACGTGCAGCCCGCAAACTTTCAGGATATTGCCTGGGCGGGTGCCAAGGATTACCCCGGCAAGCCGATGATGCAGGAGATCAATGAGATGCTCGCAAGGACGAGCAAGATCACTGGTCAGCCGCAGGAGGAGGTCCTGAAGGGCTTCATTCGAGGTGATCGTCCTATGTACAGCATCACCGGCCTCGGTGCGCTCGGTGGGGCGGGTAGCCAGATGGTGCCCGAGTCAGATTCAAATCCGGAGGGCTACGCAGGCGGTGGGGATGTGGTAAAAAAAGCCGCACAAGAATTTGCTAATACGGTCAAGGCCTACAAACTGTTCCGGACAAACCCGAATAGGCCTGACGAGTTGTTTCCGTTGTTTGTTAACGCAAATGAGTCTGTAAGACCAGGGGAGTGGCTAGAGGCTCGTGCGGGTGAGATGGTGGGCGACAAGGTCAAGTCAAAACTTGGGCCCCTTGCGTACCGTCCAGGTTGGCACGCCGGTGATCTCCCGATTGCTACCCACATAGGTGGTAAGTCTGAGCCTGGATTAAAGGCTCCGGACTATCGCCCCGGCAATCAGGTCTGGGCCGAGGTTGAAATGCCTGCCGATGTTGACTGGCAGAAGGTCGCCATGGAGCGTGCGCAGCGCAATAAAGCGGGAGATATTATCCCACGCACGGCCCACATTACTGACCAGGTCCCCCTTGGTGGCCACTACCGCTACAAGACCAACCCAAACATGACTGGTGAGTGGCTGATTGGCGGCAACATGAAAGTCAATCGTGTCTTATCTGATGACGAAGTTAAAGCTATCAACGATGCTGCCGGTGTCGCAGACTTGCCTCGCATCGAGGGCCGAGCTATGGGTGGATTGATTGATGCTTTTGCAGGCGGCGGACATACGACACCGGCGTGGCAAAGATCTGAGGGCAAAAACCCGGAGGGTGGACTGAACGCCGCCGGGCGTGCATCATACAACCGTGAGACTGGCGGACACCTCAAGGCACCCCAGCCTGAGGGTGGGTCACGCAGGGACTCGTTCTGCGCAAGGATGGAGGGCATGAAGAAAAAACTGACCTCATCCGAGACGGCGAACGATCCAGACTCACGAATAAACAAGTCCCTGCGCAAGTGGAAATGCTAACTACTTCCTGAAACGAGTGCCGACCCAACCCTCTGCGGCTAGAGGAATATCCTGAGCCCACTCGGGTTGGGTGGTCATTATGTCAATCATGGCACTGAGCTTGATCTCAGCATCCTGCTCCTTGTCCAACAGGAGGATTTCATCATGGAAGGCACCTACTATACTGTAACCCGCCTTGTCAAGGTTAGTCATGGCAAAGGCCAACAGATCACGGGCAGTTCCCTGTACGGCGCTCTGGAATATACTGGAGCCAATCAGGTTGTTTCTCCCCCATTTGCGGGTAAAAGTATTCTGGCTACGCACCGTGATGCCGAGCTTTTCACTCCCCCAGGGAGTTAATTGCGGCCCCACGCATGGAGACTGCCAACATATCAGTCGAGTACTGGGTAGCCGCATCCATAGTGCGTTGTTAAATTTCTTGAATACGATCCTGCCGTTCTCTAGACCAAAGGGCTGCCCCGGGTTCTGTATCGCCTGAATGGCGAGCTGCTCCATCTCGTACCAGCAGCTCTTGACCTTGAAGTAGCTCTCACGATACTTTTTGACGGCGATCTCCGCCTGCCCCATATCCATCTTGACGCCCATGCCCTCTGCGTAGGCGACGAGGCCCTTGGCACCCTGACCGAATAGGCAACCCAGTACGGCAGACTTACTGACCTGACGCATGTCTTTCGTGACCTCATCGTAGGGCAGGTTGTAGAGCGACTCGGATGCAAATACCTTGTACTCATCCAGTCCCTGCCTAAACATCTCGAGCTTGGTCTTCTGGTTGGGTATCCAGACCCCTACACGGTTCTCGATCGAGCTGAAGTCGGCATCGATGAATGTATACCCCTCAGGGGCCTTTAAAACGCTCCTGACGAGGCTGGAGAGCTCGGGTATACTACCACCCTCACCCCGTACCAAAATGCGCTCTATGGCCTCAGGAATGGCCTCATCTTTGATTTGTGGCCTTGGCAGGTTCTGGACGTTCAATCCGCCCCTGGATGCCCACCTACCGGTAGAGGCTCCATGGTAGACGAGTAGGTTCCTGATCCTGCCACCGTTCTGTATCTCGAGCATTTTCTCGTACTTGGCTACCGATGTCGAGGATCCGTGCTCCCTCAGCTCGAGGACCCTGCGGACGGTATCATTTATATTGCACTGCAGCATTTTTGATACCGACTCGGATGTCATGTCGGGCATATCGATACCGTGGTTATCCCTGAGCCACGCCAGTAATTTGCTTGGCTGACTGGCACCGATGCCTCCAGTGATCTGGCGTATCTCCTCGTCAATCTCGGACTTGATCCTATCGACTGAGGAGATTACACGCATACACTCATCGACAGCGATCGGTATGCCACGATTGTTTATCCTCTGAGTCAGTGTCCAGATGAATCGCTCACTGGGAGTAAGGTTGCGTAACTTACTGGCGACCGCCATCTCTGTCCTGACATCCTGGCGGCAGTAGTCATACATCTGCGACAGGAGCTCGGGATCCTGGTTGAATGTCCCATCCTTCTGGGGCTTGGATAGCTTGTTGATGAGTCGCTTGCCGATCGGATCCTTCTGCTGCGAGACGCCCAAAAATATGGCCGCCTCCTCAAGGCTCTGGGGGACGTTGCAGGCGGCTGCCATCGCCATCGTATCGACAAACTGTTTGTTTTTTACTCGCACGCCAAGGACGTGGTATAGGATGTTGCGCTCGAATGATGCGTTCCAGGCCTGGAATACAGTATCTGGATCCATCATGAAGTGGGGTAGTCTCGTGAGGGGTGTCCATAGTCTTACCCTATCCTCATCGCCTAAACAGTAGGCCATGCAGATCACTTCCGTGGATGGGTGACGGGCGTAGTTATCTAGTCCGACGGTTGGGAGGTCTAACTGACTGCGTGTCTCAAAGTCTATGCTTACTTTCATCTAATGCTCCTAAGGCTGTCTGACTAATCAGAAAATGTAATTATATCAAAAAGTCGAAAAAAGTGGGGAGCACTGGGCTCCCCGAAAAGTACTACACCACACAACACAAAAATATCATTCTACCACACTATGCCGCCCAGACATCCCCCCAACTCCCGGATAGTGCCCCCTTGGCGTAGTCCGTGGCACGATTCTCAAAGAAATTCGTGTGGGTCGGGGCGTTGATCATCTCCTCAACCCAGGGTAGTGGGTTTCTCTTGACCTTGAATATGCCCTTAAGTCCGAGGGATATCAGTCTACGGTCAGCCACGTAGCGGATGTACTTCTTTACATCCTCCGGCGTCAAGTCCTCCATGTCACCCATACGGAACGCCAGATCGATAAACTTGTCCTCTAACTGGACCATCTTATCGGCGATGGTATAGATGCGGCCCTTGAGCTCATCGTTCCAGATCTCACGATTCTCCTCGATGTAGGTCCTGAATAGCTTGATCATGGACTCAGCGTGCTGCGTCTCGTCCACAATCGACCAAGTGATCAGTTGCCCCATACCCTTCATCTTCCCGTGCCTGGGGAAATTGAGCAGCATGATGAATGAGGAGAATAGCTGCATGCCCTCCGTGAATGCTGAGAATACCGCAATATGCGTCGCAGTATTCTCCTTGGTCGTATTCTGGGCCGAGATATCCATGACGTACTCGTGCTTCTCCTTCATCTCCGCATACTCGAGAAACTCGTTGTATGTCGTCTCGGGCAGACCGAGAGTCTCGATCAGGTGTGAGTACGCCGCCACGTGTAGAGCCTCACGTGCAGCAAACCCTAGGAGCATCATGCGGGCCTCTGGCTGCGGGAAGTAGGGCAGGTAATTCTTAACATACCCCCCTGCGACGTCAATATCCCCCTGGACAAAGAATCGGAAGATCTGCGTCAGGAACTGCTTCTCCTCCTTGCTGAGACGTTTCTTCCAGTCCTGTACGTCCTCCATCATGGGGACCTCCGTATGCAGCCAGGAGGACTGCTCGTGCTTGAGCCACGCCTCATACATCCAGGGGTAGGTGAATGGCTTAAAGTAGCTACGCTCGTCCGTCAAATTCAGTTTTACTTTCTTAATCATATTAACCCTCGCACGCTATGCAATCGTTGCCCTGAGCAATCTGAGCCATGTCAAGCTCCTTGATCACCTCACGCTCAATTCGTTTGGATACCTTGTCGGCCTTGCCTATCTTCTCAGAGCGGCAGTAGTAGAGCGTCTTGATGCCCTTCTTCCACGCCATGAAGTGGATTGCGTGGATGTACTTGATGTGCGCATCCGGCCTGAAGAATAGGTTAAGGGACTGGCTCTGGTCTATATGCTCCTGGCGATCTGCCGCCAAGTCAATCACCCAGCGCTGATCAATCTCCATCGACGTCTTAAATACATCCTTCTCCAGACCCGTCAACATATCCAAGTGTTGGGCGGAGCCATCGTTGGCGATGATCGATGACCAGACGTCGTTGTACTCCTCATCGGACTTCGTACGCTCACGGATAATCAGATCGAGCCACTTGTTCTTGTTGAGGTAAGCACCCGATAGAGTATCCTGACGGTAAGCATTAGCCCGGTAAGGTTCAATGCTAGGGCTAGTATTACCCATGATGATGGAAGAGCTCGCATTAGGAGCAATGGCCATAACGTGACTAAAACGATTTCCAGTACCAACAGCGTCAGGCGCCTCGCCACGCTCGGTCCCCAGGATCTTGTTCGCAGCATTCAGGCCCTCCCTCACGTGTTTAAAAATCTTCCTGTTTGCGACCTTGGCCATGACGCCCTCGAATGGTATCCCATTGCGCTGCAGGTATGCGTGGAACCCGAGGGCACCAACCCCAATACTGCGCTCCCTCTCGGCCGAGAATCGGGCCCTGGATATCGTATCCGGGGCGTTGTCGATGAAGTACTGCAGCACGTTGTCGAGCATCTCTGCGACGTCTTTTAGGAAAAAACTATCAGACTTCCACTCGTCATAGTTTTCCAGATTGAGTGAGGAGAGGCAGCAGACGGCCGTCCTCTCCTCGTTGGTCGGGAGGATAATCTCGGAGCACAGGTTGGACTGGTGGACTTTGAGGCCCTTCTCCTTGAGCCACTCAGGCAGATGCCGGTTGCTTGTATCGATGAAGTGTATGTAGGGCTCACCGGTGTGCATCCGCAGCTCCAGTATCTGCTGCCAGAGATGTTTGGCTGATACCGTATCACGCACGACGCCAGAGTGAGGATCCCTGAGCTCAAAATCATCGGAGGCGTTTGGATCGAGCATGCACCTCTCCAGTATCCCCATAAACTCGTCGCTGATGTTTATGCCGTGGTGCATATTCAGGCAGCGTAGATTTTGATCCCCCGTGGGTTTTCTCATCTCAATGAAAGGGATGATGTCGGGGTGGCTGATATCCAGGTAGGCTGCATACGAGCCTCGTCTAGTCTTTCCTTGACGATATGCCAGGGAAGAAGAGTCGTAAATTTTAAGATGTGGCAATACTCCTGTGGACTTATCGTCGGCGGATCGAATGCCAAAGCCAATACCGACACCACCCCCGAGCATGGATAGCCAGTTCGTCTCGGATAAATTTTCAACGAGCCCCTCCGCTGAGTCTTCAATGTAGTTTAAAAAACAAGATATGGGCATGCCCTTCTTTGACCTGCCAAAGGACAGGATCGGTGTCGAGTACGAGAGCCAGTGCTTGCTTGCGTAATCATACAGCCTCTGTGCATGCTCCGGGTTGCTGCTGAATGTCTTGGATACAAATGCGAATCTGTGCTGCGGCGAGGGCTCATCCTCTCGCATGTAAGACTCTCTCAATCGCTTGATGCCTAACTCATCAAATAGTTTGTCACGTTCCAGGTTGATTTCTATGCCGAGATATGTTTCTGTCATGGCCAGTGTGGTTATTGTATTGTTGATGAAAAACCCGCCGAAGCGGGTTGGGTTTTTTGGTGCCCCATGATGGAATTGAACCACCAACTCAAGATTACAAATCTAGCATTATGCCGTTTAACTAATGGGGCACTTACTACTACACTGCGAAGTCTGCCGCAGCGTTAGAGACGCCACCGAGTGGCTCACCATCCTCCAGTTTCTGGAGGTTGTTCAATCCGCACGCAATGCCTTTTGAGCCCTGTGCGTTGTAGGGGTAAAACGTGACGGATGCACGACCGTAGCAGCCCGAGTAAAACTCGCTCGGGTCGATGATGGTCTGAGTATCAGCATCGACAATGCCTGGCTTGTTGGAGCTGTTGGCGTTGATGAAGTAGCTGTTGGCGTAAGCCGGATCATCCTTCTCCTCATCTCCGTCACGTAGGCCACCCTTCAGGAGCTTGGGGATAGCACCACCAAAATAACCTGCAGAGCCTGCCTTGCAGTCCTCAAACGCCTTCTTGAGCTTGCTGACTGTCTCGGTATCGGACTTGGGGATAATGAGTGATACGGAGTACTTGAGTGGGCCGCCCTCGACGGATGCCTTGGGTGTGAATACGTTTGCGTATGAGAAACGTACTTTGCCTGTAACGACCTTCACTTTATTTGCTGTTGACATAAGACTACCTTTTTGACGTTGTGATACGGACTTCAGTCGGGGCCGTATCGTCTACCCGTAAAAACTTATTTTACCACAAGTAAAATTCCTGCGTTGCCGATTGCGTAACCGGTAAACATAATGCCCTGGCCATAGCCGCCCTTCATAAACTGCTCTACTGCGACGGCCAAGTATACCAGACCCATTAGTCCAACAAGCCATGAACTCATTTGAACTCCTCCAGAGAGTTGTCGATAACCAGTTTGGGCTCACCCTCTGGTCGAATAATAAGATCACCCAGTATAGCAGATATTTGAGTCTTGCTGCTGCCAAGTTTTTCCAACTGTGCGACAGACTTCAGGCTCGGCTTATCATATATCACGTCCCGGCTGAAACCGTTCTCTAGCAATAATTGAGCAGCCAGTGCGCTATCGGCAATTTTGCGGTGTGGCTTTGTCTTGCCAAGTTTATAGCCTCTAGGCACGACGCCATCCTCGATGGCTCGCCGTGTCGCATACTCCTGTACGTCTTTGGCCCACGTCACGAGCGTAGAGGCACGTGCCAGGACCGTATCGAGCTCATTGTCATCCAACAATGGTGCCGGCCTGAACTCCAATTTTGCGAGCTCATTGACGTAGTCGGCACGTGCACGGCATGTTGCTTTTGCACGACAGAATTGGCACCCCTCCTCACTGGGTACAAACTCGCCGGTACCGACCCAGGCACGCTTGGCCTTTGGGCGTACGAAGTAGTTGCCCCAGTCGAGTAGTTTCTCTATCGTCGTGGAGTCTGTGGTGATGCTCTCCAGGCGTGGCTGTACGATTGTGTACTCGGCCTCTTTGACCTCCGGGAACTCCTCCCTAAACTTGCAGTATGCCCCGAGTGCGTATAGCCGCAGCTGAGGATTATCCTTGGCACTCACGGGTATCCCTATGCCAAATTTTAGATCGATCACTCTAATTTTGTACCTGGATAGTATGACGACGTCCGCCGTACCAAACCCGTCTGGGGCAAAGTCGCTGTAGTCGACACGCTGCTCAAATAGCGGGCGGTCACCCTCACCGATCTGGCTCCGGACGTATACGACGTAGTTGTCTACATATTCCTCAAATTCGCAGGAGTAGTACTCAGATGAACGAACTTCATCGTAGATCTTTTCAAACTCGGGGGGTTTTATCTGATCGTAGTAGAGCCTCAGCTTGGCCTCTGCGAGCGTGTGGGCCATGGTGCCCTCGGCGGAGAAATCTTTCTGGCCCGGTGCTCGCTTCTGCTCCGGTAGTGTCGCCTCCAGTCTTGGTGCCGGTGTACAAGTCAGCCACCTCTTGGATGACGATGCGGATAGGAGGGCGTGTGCTGTCATGATCTGTTTACCTGTTTACCTGTTTAGCGTTGAATTACTGTGAGTATAAACTACTTATGCAAAAAAGGGCAGCCTTTCGGTCTGCCCTTCTTGAAAATATATTTTTTGGGGGGTTTACTCTTCGCCGGCCTTCTTGAGTTGGGCGATCAGGTCGGTCACGGCTGCATTAAAGTCGACCTCGACCTTCTGGTTGATGTCCTGCTTGATATCCATACGCTCACGGTAGTCCTGCTGAAACTGGCCACGTACTGCAACCTCCACCATGCGTGTGTTGAAATTTTTGTTCTCGGCGTTGGCGAGCATCAGTCGCTCCCAGTAGGCCTGGCTATGGACGAGTGCCAGATCCAGTGCATCGGCAAAGTCGGGGTATTTTTTGCGCCATGCGTCCGCCGTCGATTTGGATATCCCGAGCTCGGACCAGATCATCTTCTGGGACGCACCCTGGCGACCCATCTCGATCATGGTCTCCAACATCTTAGGATCGTATTTGCTCACTGTCATTGAGTTTTCCACTGTTAAGAAAACCCCCCGGGGTGAGCATTGTTAAGAGGCTTGGGGGGTATTGTCGTGCAAAGCAAGCCCGGAAGGGCTGCGTCTAGCCACCTAAGTAACTAGAGGGGTATTTTTTGTGCCGGTTACGTTTATCCGGCGTCGTAAGGACCGAGTAACGGAGCGTCTCCCGACGTGTCCTATTACTACTTATGCAAATTACTCGGACTTTTCGCCCTTGTTTAGGGCCTCGTCACGAATTTTTGCACGCTGCTTAGCCTCCTGTATGGTCTGGTTGAGGACGACACGTGTAATGGCCCCTGCGAGCTCCATGCGTGCCTGCTCGACGTTCTGCTTGTTAGATACGCCGGCATTGGATAGCATCTTCAAAAGTAGGTCACTCGCCATCTTTTGGTACCTCACCGCCCTGTTTGGCCAGTGCATCGGCAATCGCCTTCTGCGTCTCCTCTAGTTTCTTAAACTGGGGCTCGGCCTGCTGCTGAATCAGGCTGATGAAGTTAAATAAGACGACGGTGGGTACCTGGGTCGGCGTGTTTAGAATGTTGAGTAGGCTATTGATCTGCTCAACGGTAAAATCGATGCTAATTTCACTCACAGTAGTGCTCCTTTTTTAATTAAAAATTCCTGGGTATCCCAGACCTGTTGCATCCGCATATTGAATAGGTGGATGATTCCTATCAGAATATTAGCCTCCTCATCCTCCGTCATGGGCTCCACTCTGTCAAACTTGGCCCGCAGAAAGAGCTCGAGATCCTCCTTAGTATTCCAGGCCAATTGAATCTCCTGCTCCAGGTCAAACCTTGTCTTTTCCTTTAGCGCATCCCTTTTCTGCCTTTTTGGGCTTCTCATGCGTATCCTCCCTGATTCTGTTAAAGAGTGCCTGGTGCATATCAAACAGCTTGCTGCAGTACCCCTGCATGGAGTCTGTAATCAGCCCGATCGCATTCTGCCTATCCTCCTCATTTAATCCGGACTCGCATGCGAGTGCATACGCCTGCAAAAGCGATACATGACAAGACAGATCAATCATGACAGTCTCAAGTTCTGTCAACTCATCAAAATACTTCATTTGGAATTCTCTCTCTTAGCAATCTCTCGATTGATGTACCAGACCGCCTTCTTGAGGTCCTCGATGCTGTTGCCCTTCAGGTCCGCACGCCAGATATATTTGATGGCGTTGCCGAGGTTAAAACCCATGTGCTCCGTGATCTGTATGCACTCAATACCGCTCGGGTGCTGCGTGTAGTGCGGGGGGTGGTTGACGACGTCTTTGACCCTACCCGTACCAAGCCCGAGTGAGTATGCGCCGATGTAGGGGTCCCGCTTTTCAATCATCCCGATGTAGCTCTTCAAGTCTGTCATATCTCAAGCTCCTTTTTAATAAATTTGATACCCCTCTCAAAGTGGTACCTCCAGTACTTCTCTGTCACGCCGAGGCTCTTGTTGTTTAGCCCGGCTAAATACGCCTCTATAATCTCACGCTCCTTGCGAGGCATCTGGTGCTCGATAATCTTACGGATATCCATCAAGTCCTCAGCACTCCACGGGAGCCAACCCTCCTGGGAGTGTGTCGAGCCCTCCGGCTGACTATCGTCCTGCTCAAGTAGGTCCGGCTCCTCGTCAGATAGGCGAGGGTGTGCCGCATTGACAGTATAACTGATTATGTGCTTCATGTTAATTTTAACTCGTCAAGTAGGGCATCCTGAATTTTAATCTTACCCTCAAGTACGTCAACCACCCTCTCATCGATGGTGTCCGGTACAGTCAGGTGGTGTATCACTACCGGCTTCTCCTGGCCCTGACGATAAATTCTCGCATTCGCCTGCACAAAATTCTCACTCGACCACGGGAGGTCAAACCAGACCAACTGAGCCAGATCGCCGACATTGCACTGCAGATTGAGTCCGATACCGCCAGACTGCGGGTGTGCTATCAGGAGCTTTATTTTGCCATCACGCCAGTCTTGTATCTTGCCCTCACTCAACTCCACGGCGTGCGGGAATCTCTCCAGTATACGCTCCCTGCTGTGCTTGAAGTGGTAGAAGAGTAGCGTAGGGGCACTCGAGGACTCCAGGAGCTCCTCCAGGTAGTCTATCTTGGCGTCATGCACGTGGCTCCATCCATCCTCGCCGTAGACGGCCCCAGACGTTAGCTGCAGCAGCTTGTTGACGAGGGTCGCAGCCGTGGGTGCCGTGATCTGCTCCTCACCAATATCGAGGACCATGCTCTTCTTCATCCTCGCATACTGCTGACGCACGTCTTTATCGATCTCGATCTTGTGGTAGATCTTGCTCAACTTCGGAAGTTGCAGATAGTCCTCCGCCTTGAGTGATATGCAGATGTCCGAGATTTTGTCAAGAATGATCTGCGCTGCTCCCGGGTTTAGGTCCCACTTGTATACGACTCCCGTGTGACGATTTCGATCCGCCGCAAACATGTACTTGGCCCTGAATTTGGTTATCGAGGTCTCCAGTCTCTTGCCGAGGTCAAGTATCCCGACCTGTGACCATAGGTCGGCCAGACCCTGAGGCGTCGGTGTACCCGTCAGTATGATGCGCTTATCAAATTTGGCTAAGTATTTCTTAATAGCCTTAAACCGTTTCGTGCTGGGGTCCTTGAATCGGCTTGACTCGTCTATTATCAGGTAATCAAAAAAGGGATAACTGCCCATCTGGTCGAGTACCCATGGGAGATTCTCGACGTTGACGACGTACACGTCGCTTTGACTTTTTAAAGCTGACAGGCGCTGTTGTGGCGTCCCCATGACCTTGACTACCTTCAGGTGCTGTAGATGTTGCCACTTCTGACACTCTTGACTCCATACTGACTCTGCAACTTTCTTCGGGGCAACAATCAGAGTCTTGCCCGTTGGACTCTCTGCAATAATCGTGAGGGCTGTCACTGTCTTGCCCAGCCCCGGCTCCATGAATAGCCCCAGATTTGGCACGCTCGTACCCAGTTTGATCATGCTCAACTGGTACGGGTGTAGATTTTGTTTGGTCAGCATAATTATCCATTAGTTTATTACGTTTGCTTAAGTTGATTTTAGCCGGTATGACCTGCAGGTTCCAGGGTACGTGGAGCCCGGATACTGTATCGCCCTGTAGCGGGATTATATGATCAACGTGGTATTGTTCGCCAGTTATTTCTGTCATGTGTCTAGACAATTTGTAAAAATTGGCTATCTGCTCCAAGTGTTCCTGTGTTAGCCATGGCGGTGTCCGCTGCAATTTAGCTGCATGGCGTTTTGCACTACGTGCGTTAAATTTGTCAATGTTGGCGGCGTAGTAGGCTGCATATCGCTCCCTATTTGCGGCACGATAGGCTGCATGTCGCTCCCTATTTGTGGCACGATAGGCTGCATATCGCTCCCTATTTGTGGCACGATAGGCCGCTTCGCAAGTTTTACATTTTGACCGAAAACCATTTTTAATACGGCTATCTTTGCTAAACTCAGTCAGCGGCTTTTGTTTGCCGCACTTAGAGCATGCCTTCACTTCGTCAGACTCCCCAAATATAAACCGGAGTCTTCTCGCCCATGTACGCCCCGGCAATATTACAATCAAAATATCGGAGAGCCTCGCTGTTACACATGCCCTGCGACTCTAAGATCTCGATGATCTTGTGGGCATCATAGACGACGACAGGATCGAATGAAGTCACTCCAACAATTGCTGCATCGAAGTCGTTTGGCTCCATGAAAAGGAATTCTTCATCCGGGTACTCCTCCATCACGTACTGCCGCTTCAATGAAGTTGTCGACATCTTCCCTGCTCCTTAGAATGTGTACCGTGAGCCCGTGGCTCTCAAGATCTTTAAATACGATTTTTTGACGTGCCGACAAGACGCCACTTGCGGTCTTCAGCTCTACCAAGTGTAGCCTTTGGTTCAGGATGACTATCCGGTCCGGTACCCCCGTCACCGTCGATATCCACTTGTAGGACAAGCCCCTCGCTTGTCTCACCCTTTTTACTAGATGCTGCTCGATTTGTTTTTCTAGCACGCTTTTCCTTCTCGTTAATAACGGCCTGAGTGATTTGCCGGACAATATGCTCCGTGAGATACGCCCGGCTCTCCTCGCCGATATAGTCCGGCTCCTCGCCTATGTGCTCAAATACTCGACTGACGCAGTGAGTGGCCTCGTGCGCCACGGTACCCGCCAGGTAGGCCTCACCCTGATCACACTCAGCCAGGTCAAATACTAGGATGACGATCGCCTCACGCCCGTCCGATATAACGTGCGTCTCTGCTATCCCGAGCTCGAGTGCATTGGCACGCACACGTATATCGTGATCCTTGAGTATCTTCTGAAACTCACTGTTGTCAAAGCAAAGTTTTATTGATACCGGGAAGTGGCCCGCATCGACGTGGTAGTAGTTGTACTTGGGTTTCTTCATTGCATCGTCATCCCTTGAGTCGTCGTGATCGACTCTATCTGCGTGTATACGTTCTCTATCACGCCCGATACGAGATCCTGAGCATCCTCGCAAGAGATGCCCATGTGTATCGTCGTGCTGCCTAGGATGAGTATGAGTGCCGTCAGGAGGGCCCTCGGATCGCCCCACTTTTGGCTATCGATAAACATCGCCAAGTCTTTGGCCTGCTTCTCGTCACTATTTAGCTTCATTTTTGGGTGCCCTTTTTTTAGGTGATTTAGGTTTACTCTCGAATGGCCACGTATTGTGGGCATCAAATGGTTGTAGACTCCTTAGACGCTCGTTTTCGAGAGCCTCCTTCATGATGGACGTGAGCCCGTACTGGATCAGTAACTGGAGGGCCTCACTGTCATACTCGACGTTGCATACCCCGGAACCGTCTGGGTTCTCC